GGAAGGGGCTTTGTGCTTGCTCTTTGCTTACAAACCTGCCTGTTCTTGGATCCCTGAAAGGGCCTATTTTGTTACTTTTTATGTTTATAGACTTTTCTTGTTGTTTTAGCTTATTCTTTGTTTTAGCTGATGTCTTTCTGGCATACTTTTTAGTTTTTGTTATAACCTCTGCACCTTTTACTTTAGAAAACTTCTCAACTACTGTTTTTTCTACTTTTTGTTTTAAACTTGAGGAACCTTCTACATCTTCCAAGTCTACACCACGAATTGTTTGCTCAATTACATCAACTACTATGTTAAACTCTTCCTTTTCTGAAGATGATTTTTCTGTATTTTTTATCCTGCTGGTAGGCTCTAAAACAACCACTAGACCTGCTTGCATTTTTCCTTCTTTTGTTACATATTGATTCCAGTCAAGTATAAGATGCTCGTATTTTGACTTTAGTTTAGGGTCAACCGTATTTAAATTAATCAATACATCATTAATAAAAGTGTCTCCCGTTTTAGAAGATCTTACACCAGCTGCTACCATTGCAGGTACGCCTCCCAAAGTTGCGGAACTAAAACCTTCTATACCGTGGTCTAAGTTAGTAGTTTTCGAGTCCGCTAGTGTTCCTTCTCGCAAGGGGTCGTTTCTGATATCTATACCGGAATGAAACTCATAGAACTCTATATTTAAATCATCAACGATTTTTCCTATCTTACTATAATGTCCTCCAAGATATACAAGAGTTTTACCCCATAATAAACCTTCCCTATTTATAAGATCGGCGAAATAGCTGTTCTCTGTTAAAGCTTTTGGAGTCCCTAGGTGAAGGCGGATAAACTCTTTTTGAAGATACTGGATATAAAGATCCCGTAAACTGGAGGGTAAGTCCCCTCCCAACCCTTTATAAAAAGCGTTCCAGAAATGTCCTAGTGTCTTATCTGTTATGATAATACACTGACTAGCTTCTTTAGACTGTATAATCCTTCTGGCAGCCTTACTTAACATCTCTGAGTCTGCCCCTTGTAATTTTCTAGTCAGAACTTTTGCTACACGCTTTCTGATACTACTTTTACTCATTACATTCTCACATTTTTATGTAAGTCTAAAACTCGTTTAATATGGTCTGGGAAACTAACGTTTCTCCATTGTGTGCTACTAGGTTCATTAGCAATACTTGCCGTACCCAAAGTTTGTCTAAGTTTATGTTCGTCTTTATCGTAGTAATTGACTAGATCAATTACTGCCAATTTCAGATCTTCAGGAGTATCCGCATACCCCGCATTATAGACGATTTTAACTGCACCTGGACCAAGGGACCAGTGATAAAAACCGCCGTTATATGTGCGATACAGTGTGTCAGTATCGTAATCAATATAAAACTCATAAGCTGCTTCTGTTAAGGTTGTGTAAGAGCTGTCATAAGTAGTTCTCTCCTCGACAGAAGTTACACCGACTAAGGGGCTTTCACTAACTTGAATAGTGCTAGTCATATAATCTAATGTAATAACCTCAGTTTTTTCCGTGCTATAAAAATCTAGAAAACTATTAGCACAATAGGTTTTCACTAGTTGACTTACGGAAGTTATTAGACTTTCTATACGTGCATCATTTTTAAGGCTGTCGATCTTCTCGGAAGCCTTATATTCATCTATAGTAATTAAGTCTGCGCCCATAAGTCAAGTACTAAAAACCCGAGGGGGAGGAAAGCCTCCCCCAAGAGTCTTAGGCTATTAAGTAGCCCAAGAAACGTATACTGCTGGTTGGTGACCGGTAACTCCGTCAAACAACTCGGTGAAACCAAGCGATTGGGAAGCAACGATCATACGACGTTGGTTAGCAACTTCGTAATCAGTCTCAACGTTAACACCACGTAGGCGTGGGATTACGTAGTTAGGACGGTTCACGATGTAAGCCGCAGCGTTACCTGCTGTAGTATCACCAAATTCTTCGGAAACGATAACTGGAGAACCAAAGATTCCACCAACTACGCCGCGAAGCTTGGTAGCAATTTCACCAACTTCATTCAGATTCTGGAACTCAGCATCCTGTAGAAGTTCGTAGTACATCGGCATACTTACGATGTAAGCGATATCACTAGGTACTAGACCATATTTACCCATAGCCTGGCGTCCTGCAAGAAGTGCTGCAGAAGCAGAAGACGTACCACTAACAGAGAACGTAGAGCTGGAATCTTCTGCATTAGCCTCGAAGTCATCAACGTGTGCAAGGGCGGTAGCAATACCAGCGCCTGCGGGACGCATGATAGAAGCTTCGATTGCGCGAGCGTGAGCACGAGCAACACCGTCAAACAACATAGGAAGAAGATTCACAAGAGTCTTTTCATCTACGTCATTGTCGATGTAAGTGCTAGAAACCATACGATCAACTGTCATGGTAACTGAACGAGCTTTGTAAGCGTTAGCTGCTGCGTTATCACGGTTCTGAAGGTTGCCATCAGGAGCATTGATAGCCCATGCAGCGTAATCAGCATCAGTTTGCAGAGGCAGAGCCGTAGCGCGACCATTAACCTGGATTTCACGGAACAAGCTAGCTACACGAGTCTGAACCCAAAGCTCTTTCTCGATCATATCGCGTACTTCGTAATCAAGCACACCTGTAGATGCTGTATCTGTAGAGTAATCAAGGCCAGACTTCTCAAATACTTCTTTAGCGTAGTCTGTATCCCAACCTTTGCCAGTGATAACACCGAAAAGGTGGGCATTCATGAACTCACGTCCATTTTGCTTGATAACCTGTTTCACATCCATGTTATTGCTGCGATCAGCAAAAACTCTCTTGGACTCATTAAGCTTTTTAAGCTCTTCGGTTTTAGCTTCTAACTCACCTTTAAGCTCTTTAAGAGCCTCAGATAAGTTAGAGTCTTTCTCGTTGAATTTAGCTTCTAGATCTGAGATAAGCTTCTCAACTCCAGCAACTCCAGCTTTCACTGAGGTACTGATTTTTTGTTCTGCTGCTTTTTCTGCTTCCGCATCAGCTTTAGCTTTCGCCTTTTCTTCAGCTTCCTTCATAGCAAGCACACGAGCAGCTTTCTCTGCCGCTTCTCTAACTAGATCATCGCGGTCAAATTCAGGGGCATTATCAGCCATTGTTTTCTCCATGTGGGCATTCTTTTGGGTACCCGCTTCCGATGCGTCATCAACATTTGAGGCATTAACCTCCTCAGTTAATGACTGATCGGTTAGAGATTCGCTACTGTGAGCGAATGTTTCGATATATTCCTCATACTCCTTCTTGGAGTCAAAGGACTTAGCTATTGAAAAGGTAGCTGTTTGGTTTGCTGGAACGGAAACAACCGAAACCTCAAACAACTCAGCATCCTTAATCTTTAATCCGCCAGTTTCTTCAATATAATCAGCATCCTTGACTATGAAACCGACAGAAAAAGCTCCAAGGACACCGTCTTTAATCAATTCAGCAATACCGTTAGGTGCTGCTTTGCTAATAAAGGCTTTAAAGGCAAGCCCCTTATTGGTAGGTTCAACCTCTGTTGCTTTACCAATTGGGGCATTATAATTATGGTTAAATAAAACAATAGGATTTCTTTTGTAGTTATCTAACCCACCCTTACTCCAAGCTTCAGGAAGAATAACATCGCCGACACGATCAATATCCATCGTACTAGCCATTCCAGAGATATTTACGCCTTTCTCTGTTTCCTGAGCTTTTATATTTGTTACAAGGCTAAAAACTTTATTCATTTTCCGACTCAAAGTCTACTCTACGTAGAGCTTCTAGAGGATCTACTGCAGGTTCTTCCTTGACCGGCACTTCTTTTACGACCGTCTTAGTCTCTTCCTTCCATTTTGGGTAGTAAGAAGTTAGAAAATTAACCATTTGAGGCCAACCCCTTAAATATTTTCTAATAATACCAATTCTGTAAGGTACTTCGGGTTGCTTCATATATTCTTCTTGAGTCAAAATTTTACCTTTTTGCTCAAAAAACGCATTGAGTTTGGTAATAATTTGTTTGCGCTTTCTAGTTGAAATCATTCTTCATCTCCTTCTTCGGGCCTTCCGCCTTCACTTGGATTTGCTGCACTGCCTGCAATATTAGCTGGAATCCTTAGTTGGTCACTGGCTGGATCCTTATCTGGTTCATACCCCAATTTATCTCTAGACTCATTTGGAGTAATAATACCAGTATTTACTAGGCGGTATAGAAATTAGCCATGTCACTAAGCTCTGGCTGTAGCGCAGGAATATCGGCTACATCTTCAACGATAGAAAATCCGAAGAATCGTTGGTATCCTGCATTTAATTTTTTAACGATAGGTAATACTGTTTCTAAGTAATACATTCTCATGTTAGGTCTTAAGTTGGCATTATTGCCAGAGTCTAACATGATTGGTGGGATACCTAAAGCTTTTAATACGACTTTCTCGTTATCTGTTAAAGAAGATTGAAAGTCTAATTGCTGGAAATTAACATTAGAAATTTGATCAATTTCTAGCCCACCATCTAGAATAAGAGGTCTTTTACCTCCT